AGCCATTGATCTTGCCAATGCTCTTGTGTAACGAGCAGCTAATCTGTCGTACAGGTTATCTTCAACAGCTTCTTCAGTAACCGCGAATGCTAAAGCAATAGTTTCATGCGTATATCTTGCTGTGAAACTTTCTTTTGCATCGTCGAATACCACTGCTGCACCTTCGTTTTTAGTTGGTGCAGATCCGAAGCCTGATAACATTACTTCCTCTTCGAAAGCTCTGTCAGAAGACTCTGTAGTAAAGATTTCTGCGTGTTCGTTTTCGTATCTATCGTATTCCAAGCCGAATAAGGCATTCAGACCTGGCTCTAGTTCTTTAACTAGTTGTGCTCTTGATATAGCCATAGTTATTTATCTCCTTATCCGTTACCCGTTAATACCTACAACTCCACCTTTGTATTGGTGAGCGTTGATTCTAACAAGTACGTTTACGTTTGATGTTGATTGATCACTGTTGTCAGGGTCTTGAGAAATATCAATAGCCTGTAATACAAAAGTAGACGAAGAGTCTGCTTCTGATACATCTAATGCATTTCTTGAACTGCCTGAAGCAGTGTCGCCAGTCCCAACTGCGATTTTGTAGTTCGCAAATAAGTCAGAATTCGCAAAACTTTCATCTGCCTTAATTTCGTAAACCACATTTGGGTCGTCGATTACGTTCGCAATAATATCGTTAGCACTTACAGTACCAGGATAGTAATTTTTGAACGTAGGTTTTTGAGTCGTCGGGTCTGTATAGAAGACACCATTGAAAACTCCAACAACAGGGTTAGTAGTTGCACCTGCAACAATGATAGTACCATTGTCACTTGCAGCAACTAAGTCGCCTTGGAATATTTGAGAACCGTAGTTCTTTAATATTCTGTATCTGTTTTGTGAGTTATTAAACGGTGTTCCACCTAACATTCTCGAAGGTCTTAAACCAAAATTACCGCTTTGATTAGCCATAATTGTTCTCCTTAGTTAGTTTGTTAGTTGTTAGTTTAATAACCCCTTGGTAGTCACTAAAAAATTATTTTTTAGTTCCACTTCCGAAGGTTACTCGAGATTGTCTATCAATATTGATAGGCATCTCTGGTCGTTGCTCCTTCATTAGATCATGGTCTACCGCGTCCATCTGACCTTTGGTCTTGGTATTAAAGTATTCTTTACGCGATTCCACAATCTCTTCTGGTATCCTAGCCAACAATAGGCCACCAACCCCAACTACGCCTTCGTGTGTTCCACTGCTGATGACAGGATAATCATTAGGACCAATCTGTTCAATTAACTGATCAGCTCTAACTAATTCCCATCCCTCTCTGAGTTTCTTCGACATGTTTCCAGTGTCTTGATAACCCATTGATTCAGCTCTCAGCCATCTGTGGACAAAACCTTTCGGTGGCGGAGGCGCATCTAGACTTGACGGTGGAGACCAGACCTTTTTACGAGTATCTTTTACTCTTTGATCTGACTCGCGCGAAACTCTATTTTTTATATCACTCATATTTAGCTCCTTTATTTAACATATTTCGCGTATTCTTCAGGTGGCACCCCTAATCTTTTAGCGATTACCAACTGTGACTTGGTGAGTTTCACAGTTCTGCGTCCATTTTGGTTTCTAACAGCAGAAGCAACAGTCTGGACGGGTTTCTTTTGCTCCTGTTTCTCCTCAACTACAGTGCCTGTAGGTTCGGATTTAGCAAACTTCTGAGGGAAATATTCCGCCAGTCGTTTATCTAATTCATTATAATACGCATCGGTGTCTCCCGCAATACCCTCGCTTTTAATTTGTTTATCAATTTCAAGCGCTGCGGTAGTCATGATGTTATCACTCATAAACCAATCATTCTTCTCAGCCCAAGCTTTTGCTTTAGGAGAAGCTTGAATTTCAGGAACATATGACTCCTGCGGTTCATTTTTGATTTTTTCAGCTTCTTGTTCACGCATGTATTTAGTATTAGCCAGTCTTTCTTTTTCAATACTTAACTGGACAATTCTTTCATTTGCTTTTGCAATAGCTCCTGAATCCCCTGATTCAATTGCTTGTTGTAAAGCTCTTGATGCGTCTGCAGAATCTGAAGTAATTCTTTTCTCAAATTCAGAAAGATAATTATCTTCAAGTTTTGGAAATCTTCTTTGAAGTTCATCCATTTTTTTCTGAATACCCTTCGCATAAGACAGAGCAGCTTTTTCTCTTCTTTGAGCTTCTCTCCAATTTCTTGTTAAATCATTTATTCTGCCTTTTACGTTTTCAGAATATTGATTTAAATCTTGAGGATCAGATTTATCTTCTGATTCTTGTTTAGGTTGTTCTTCTGTTTCTTCCGCCTGGACAACTTCTATTTTATCATCCTTGTGTTGATTAACAGCTGTACCGTCTGGTTCAACTTCATATTTTGGAATAACAGGTTCTTTTGATTCAACCTTTTTTTCTTCAACTTGAACTTCTCTATCTTCGACTCCTGAAGTGTCAAGTTCTACTTCGCTGGTATCTAAACCATATTTATCTTTAACCATCTCTTAGCTCCTTAGTATGTGTGCAGTATATCCTCTGGATTACTGATTTTAGCGATGACTTCATCATCGTTTAAAATACGCACTTCACCGCCATCAATTTTAAAACGGCTTCCTGCATATCGACCGAAGATAATCCAATCACCTTCTTTACACCATGGTTTGCCTCCAAACTTATCTTTGTCTGAATAACAAAGTGGCCCCATTTTAAGAACCAATGCACAAACAGTTGTCATTTGAATTCTTTCATGAGTTACGTCTGAATACACTAACCCACCCTTAGTTTGTTTAGGGCCTGAATATGGAAGAACTAACATTCTCCATCCAGTTGGTTGAGGTAATTTTTCTACGGCTTTTTTATCAATGGAATCGGAATGTAAGTAAAGTTTTTCTACTTCTTCCTTAGTTTTATAAGCATTAAGAAGACTTCCATTTTTAGTCTCCTGCGCCTTCGGCGTTATTATCGTCATGTAGCTCCTGTTTTTTGAACAAGTCCGTTAGGTCTTGTTGCAGATCCTCTATGGATCTGATCTGTCCTATTATATATTGATATTCGTTCCAATTGTCAACACCAATTACAACCTTCTCTTTAAGTCGTTCAAGCTTAGGAGTTAGAAGTTTCTTCTTGATGTATTTTATTGTTTCAAAATCCATTACTTACGTTTGATCAAATCTGTAGCTTTAAGTCCATACACACTTGCTATGACACCCACGAAAATTGTCTGATACCAAAACGGTAATTGTGAGAAATACTCAAAGAATAACTGCATTTTTTCCATGGCTGCTGGATCATCTGAGAATACTGCCCAAGCAAGAAGGACGATAGGAGCAGATAATAGTAATAAAATAAATTCGTCTTTCCAGTCCGATTGTCTTGCTTCTAATAATTTCCCCTGGTATTCCGCTTGTCCGTTAGCCATCTTCTCAGCGTGACGCATTTGCGCATCTGCCATTAACATCTTAGTTTTTTGTCTGTTTTGATATACGTGAGCTCCCGCTTTCGCTGCTAATTTAAGTGCACTAAACCACATTAGTAAATCCTTGTTTTCTTAACTCTACCTTTTAATACTTTACCAGATCCTCTAACTAATCCACCATCTTTGTATTCAAAAGGAAACATTTTAGGTTGAACTTTCATTAATGGAATAGGAACAGTACTAGTTGATGCAACTTTAGTTTGAGAAAGTTGAATAGGTCTTTGGCCACCATCACCACCATCTCTTGTAGGTGTTGTAGTAGTTCTTCGACCTGTTGTTAACATTTCACCACCAAGAACATCTTCTTTTTTCTGTTCTTTTAAATTTTTAGAATGATACATAGATTCAAGAACTTTATTTGCAACAAAACTCACAGGACCAATTACAGGCACTCGTGTAGGGCCTTTTCTAGCAGTTACAGTAGTTGTTGCTCCACCACCTGTACTAGTTGGACTACTGCCTTTATTTCCGTATTGATCTGTAAAACCTTTTTCATATCCTCCAGCTCCACCTGTATCTCCTGGGCCTGGTGTTCCACCACCAAAATCAGCTTGAGAAGCATCCATACCACCTCTAGCTTTTAAAACTTTTATACCACTTTTTAAAGTTACACCTTGCGATGCAGGGCCTTTTTTAGGTGGAGGGCCAGATTTTTCTCCTAATCCGCCATTTTTCTTTTTTTCAACACCTTTAATCTTGCCTTTGTTCATAGATGCATAAAAAACTTGCTCTCCACGCTTAGATCCATACTGATCTTTCATAGATTTCATAATTTTTTTACCTTTCTTGCTTAGGGGCACGATCTTTCTCCTGTTCTAGCTTCTCTTCTTGTAATTCTACTCTCTTTTTACCTAATTCTTCGTTCAAATTCAACTTGTCTTCGGCTAAAGTCTGTTGTGCACTAAATTTATTAGCTTCAAATTCCATTTTTTGAGCTTCTTCTTGTGCTTTTCTGTTAATATCCATCGCTCTTAGGTCTAATTCTCTCTGTTTTAGAGCTAAAAGTGGGTCTTGGTTCTGTTGAGCATTGAATTGTTGTTCCATTGCTACTAATTCTTGGACTCTTTGAGCAATTCTTTGTGCAACAGCGTTGTCAAACTCAATAGTAAACGCTTCTTCATCAGTAGATTGCAGTTCTGCCATTCTTGGATCTTGATTAAACATCTGTAATATCTCTTGTTTAACCTGTAATGACACGTGTTCCATTAAATGACCTTGAAGTAATCCATAAATTTGTGGATTTACTTGAACCATTCTCGATGTCATGAACGCCATATGTGCTTGAATGTGTGCTTCATGATCCTGTTGAGGAAATGCTTTTGGTATTACCATCTGTAATGCACCTGTATTTTCAATTGCAGGGTCTAAAGGTTTAGGAGGTTCAGGTGGTGGTTTTAAAATACCATTGATATTTTTAACTCCTAAAGCTTGGTACATTCTTTTGTATGCTTCATGAATGTCATGCATTTGAGGATTGGATTGAGCAAGTTGTAACTCAGCTTGTGCAACCTGTATTCTTTGTGTCATAGAATAAATATCAGGGTCTGCTACTGGTATAACATCCACTCTATCATCAAAGTCAGCTTGTTTAATAAATCTATTTCCACCTACAACATCATAAGGATATTCTGGTGGCAGATATTCAGCGAATACACGTGCTAACATCTTAAATTCTTGTCTCATCGCATAGTAACATCTTTTGTGAATTGCAGACATGACCTTCGACCCTCGCTCAAGGATCGCCATTGTAGTTCCAACAGGTGCTTGTGCATTCATGTCAGAAACTTTCATGTCAGCAATAGATGCAAATCTTCGTCCAGACTCAACACAGAAGTTTAATAACTGAAATAGTGTTTGATCTGGGCCTTTGAATGGTAAAAATTGAAATTGATCTTTGATGTTTCCGCCAGGAGCATCCACATCTCTAAACTCACCTGGTTGTAATGGTTCTGCATCATCTCTAATTCTTAAACCTCTAGATTTAAATCCAGCAGGTAAATTAGATAAAGTTCCTGCATCGAGTAATTGTCTTAATGCAGAAGTTGCAGTTCTACTTAATCCACCAATCATATGTATTAAACCAAAACCATAGAATCCAAGTCCTGGTAAAAACTTATAATGGACAAAGAAATTTTTTCTTTGTTTTGTAGGATCATCTTCTCTATAATTTCTGTAGATAGATAAAACTTTTCTAGAGTCCTCATCCACAGTAACTATATAAGGCACTTTGATTCCATCTGGATCTTCATAACCAGGTAAATCTAAGTTTGTATGAACCTCAATTAAATTATATAACCCTCCACGATCCCGTCCGTCATTTGCGGACACACCTTCCAGTTCATAAACTTTCTCTTGAACTTTGTTTTGTTTATAAACTGGTTTCGGTAACTCTATATCTCTATAGAAACCCGAAACTTGTAATTTTCTTAAATCATTTTCTGATGTTTGAATAATTTGTGAAATTCTACTTGCGTCAGATAAATCCGATGCATTGTAAGGAACGACTAAGTCTTCAGCTTTAATAAATCTAGAACAAGCTCTATTCATTACTGGATCAAAATAAACTTTTTTAAATGTAGATCCTGTTAATGGAAGTATAAATAACATTTGATCCATGTCAGGTGTATACTCATCCATTTTATTCATGAGCATGTAGTTCATATAATCTTTAACTCTAGATGCTTGATCTATTTTTTCATCTGTCTGTGCACCAACGACTTCAGTTCTAACTGGTCCATCTGAAGGAACTAATTCTTTTATTGCTTGTGCTTGAAACTGTGTTGCTGATTCAGCTAACAATGGATGTGTTACTCCAGCAGCACCTAAGAAAGGTCTAGTTGGAGATTCATATTTAAATCCTAATAGATCTAAACCTTTGATGTAAGTGTCCACCCATTCTTGTCTTGATCTTTTGTCTTGGTCATAATCTGCTACAAGTTCACTTCCAAGTTTAGCTAGCTCTTGATCGCTAAGTCTTTCTGCTAAGTTAGCATAAAATGATTCTTCTTCAACTTCTTCAGGGACTTCACCTGCAATTACATTTTCATCTTCATCAATTACAGTATCTACATCTTCAGGAATAGACCCTGTACCTTGTTCTTCAATTTCTAGTTCTTCTCTATTTTCTAAATCTTCTCTTGACATTAGTACATTTTAGTTTTTTTGATTTTATCACTCATGACTTTACCGCAACCTTTTGCAATCAAGCCTCCTTGTTTTTTTGAAACAGGTTTTTTTTCCACCATTTGATTTGCAAATGATTCAACCGTTTTTTCCATAAAACCAATCAACTTATCCGTAGTGTCTTTTGGTATTTGTGTTATCTTTTTCAATTTTTTTCCAAGTTCAATAGCTTTAAGTTTACCCTCAGCTCTATTCTTTTTTTGTCTATCTTCAAATGCTTGTTGTCTTCTTTCTTTTTTAGCGTATTCCATATTTATGTTACCTCCACGTTTCATTCTTAATTTAAATTTTTGTTTTTGACCTTCTAACCCTTTACCCACTTGTCCTGGTTTACCAGTTTCTTCCTGTACCATACCAGAAACATTTGGACTTCCTGTATATTGTTGTAATAATTTATCAATCATTAAAATAATGGTGCGAAGTTAGATCTATCTACCTCTACCAATCCTCCTAGTTTATATCCCTTCATTTTTCCTTTTGAAGATCCTTGTAAATCTATTACTATACTTTGAACGAAATTTCTAGGATCATCCCCATCCATTTCTAATTTTTCTAAATTGCTTCTATAGTCAATATTGTCATAAAACTCTTCCATTTCGTATTTTTTCTTAAATGCATACATAGGAACATTTTTATCTGTATCGAATATTTTGTAAGGTTTTTGAGGGTCTGAGTGATATACTTTTCTAGTTATTACTTTAGCTCCTATTTCTTTTGCAACATCTTGCATAGCTTTAGGCACCACTGCAGTTCCTTTTAGTTCCCCTGTTTTATAGTCTCGATATTTACCAAATCCTTCTCCTTTGGAATTATCAAATAATGCCTTACCTGTATCTCCTTCTCTAAGAAGAAGATCACCAGGTAGTTTATCTCCACCTAATCCATAGAACTGTTCAATCTTCTGTTTGTTGTTAACACCTAATTGAAAGAAGTCAGCTGGAGCTAACGCAATATATCTTTTGTTATTTTTTCTTGCATCACTGACTAATGATTTAATATTTGCTTTAACCCAAGTATTTTCATTACCCATTGGAAAATAGTCATAACCTCGATTTGAAAAATCATACATAGCTTTGTTACCTCCACTATACTCACTTGGTCTAGCTTCTCCTGGTCTTGCAGGTGCTCTTTGTAATTCAGCTTCTTTAATTTTTAATTGTTTATTTAATTCACCTAATCTATCAAACTCAGGTGGTGACAATGGTCGATCCATAGCGATCTTATTATACTCTTGAATCTCATCTAATAAATCTTGGACTTCTCGTTTTTTAATATTCGATGTTAGCTTTCGACCATATGGATTTCGTCTATTCATTTCGTTAGGATTTATAGTAGTGTCTCCTGATTTAAACTGTTTAAAGTGTCTAGATCCTTCTTTCGCTAACGTTTGATGAGGGTCGGATTGGAGTTCAACCATGAAGTATGTATCTCCATAATTGTCTACCCCTCTAGTGTCATATCGAACAAAGGTCACTGCATTCGGTTCATTAAAGTGTACCGACCATACTTTTTTAGGATCAGAGTTACCTGGAATAGATTCATCTAAATATAAAACTTTTTCTCTGTAATCATATCCACCACCAGGAAAAGTTCCTTTGTGTCTTGGCGCATCAGTTGCTCCAACTCCTCGTTCTGCAATTTGAATTGCTTTATCATATTCATCAATCAAACTTCGTACCATTAACTTTTCATTATCATTAAAAGTATCTAATGTTTCATTTAATCGTCTTCTAGTTTGTTTTAAAGAATTTACATTGTTTTGATTAGTAGATAGTCTTGCTGCTAAATCATTAAAGATCATTCGGTCTCCAGCTAGAGCTTCAGTAATTGCAGTAATGTTAGACCGTGCTGCAACATCAGACATCTCAGTTGATTTTCTTAAAATCATAGAGTCTACATCTTTACTTAGTTTAGCAAACGTTGGATAAGTGTTTAATACTTCTTCAGTATTGATTGGATAATTATAATCTTTTATTTTTAATCTATATGTTGGATTAGTTTCTAATGCTGCTAATATTTCACCTTTAGTAATTTTAGTGGTAGGATTATCTTGTGCTATTCTAAATATGTCTCCACCAATTGCTTCGTCTCCTTTAAACATCACAAGACCAGAGTCTGATAACTCTTCAGCTTTGATTCCTTTATTTCTTAATCCTTTTAAAAACCCTAACCACTGTTGTGCAGTTGCAACTTCATTTCCTGATTTACTTATTTCATCAAATGCAGCAGACCCTAAATACGATCTAGTGGTATTGTCTTGGTTCGCTTTTAACCCTTTACCAAACGTCAATGGTTCTTTTGGAATCGTTAATGCTTTAGATGAGTTTGCCGCAACTTTAGTGTTATAGTTGTCCTGGTTAATTAACATTTGTTTTGCAGATTCTGCTCTAGCAATTGCGGGTTGCATGACAGAACTTTGTCTTAACACAGGATCGGTTGCTACGTTAGTAAAGGCTTGTCTTTGAGTTTCAGGAATTGCCATGTACTCTCTGTAGTTGGTTGCAAAGTTTTCTGGGCTTCGTCTATACTCAGGTAGGTTCGCAACGAAGTAATTAAAGCCTGGGTCTTCTTCAGCTATTCTTCTAATGTTTTGTACTGCCGCTGTTGATACATCGTTAAGCTCACCTGTTGGTAATGGTTCCAGCGTCCGCGGGCCACGTTTCGGCATCAGTGATCGAATTCCTTTTTGAGCTCCTCTAAATACAGGGCCTACTAATGGTGTCATACCCGCTACTCCAAGAGCAGTTAACCCTACATACCCTAACGCTTCAATCGGAGTCATATCTTCATAACCCTCTTCGCCTCTAGCAGCTTTTGCTAAAGTCTCAGCGTCTTGCATTGCATACTTATAGGACTGCGCTTCTCCGACCACGGGCGTCACATCTCT